TTTGGAATCACTTGTGCTACCGTAACACTTTACCCCTTTAGATTTCGGTGCCTTACCTTGTACATAATCGACATACTCTTCAAGAGTAACGACTGAACAACGTATGGACTTTAAAAACTTATTGTGCGCCCTCCACTGAGTTTCATACTTCTGTGGATTGACTTTCTTTTTCTTTTTCTTGCGTGTACTATTACTGTTATAATATACAGGCATCAAATGCATACCGCTCATAATTACTTTACCTTGTCAAATGGTGGTGTATGTGCATAAATGATACTTTCCCTTTCCATATAAGGAACATGTTCTGTATCGTGAAATTTACGCAATAGACGGGCATGTACGAGACTCCAATAGTCAACTGCCCATTTGTTAAGATTAGGATTCTTTAGCAGTTCATTTACTGCGTCTAGTCTCCGTCCTAACTCTTCGTTAGACTTTTCCATTGATAATGTCATCTGCAATACTCCATGCTTCGAAGTCATTTCCCCCTATAGTCCATTCACATTCTTCTGTAGGAATTCTTCCATACTTCCAAGAATAAACAGTGAATGTTTTCATAACAGTATCTTCTGGGTCATCTCCATATTCATCTACTATTTCTGCTTCAACATTCCATTCACAATTAACCTTTTCTCTAGGGTCTGCATCTGTGAATGTAGGGTCTCCGAATACTTCACACAACTTATCAAAGGTTGTGATTATATCTCCCTGTTTGCTTGAACCAATGACATTTACATCATCAGACGCTTCATATCTCAAAATATTCATAATTTTCTCCATAATATAATTTATTATACCACCAAATATGGTGGCTTGTCAATAGTTATTTGCTTTTAAACAAAATAAAGATACCAGTACCAAACATTGCAAATCCAATAAAAACTGCTATCAGCATTTCACTGAATGTGTTTGCATACTCCATGCATTTACCATCACAATCACCAGCAGAACCTGCCAATGCCATGATACCAAATATTACTAATAAACTTCCGAAAAGGTCTCTCATATTTCTCTCCTTATATTGCGTTCCAAAGGGTTACTTTTGTCGCCCCTATAACTTTTGCCATTGCATCTATTTCGTCACGCAATTCTTGTTCTGTAAATGCAAACCTTGTGTTATAGTCCATATCATCTTCAGCAAGTTTATACCACTTACCTTCACGATTGCCTTTGGCATATTGAACACCGCCTTTACTAACTTTTTTGTTATTTTCTACTATCATCATCTCTCCCTATTTTCCAGTGTATCCAAGTGTTTCCATTGCACTTCTAGGTGAAGTCTCCTCTGCGAGTTTCATATACTCCTCAACAGTTGCATTCTTCACAAGAAAGTTTACCCATGTTTTCCAAGGTTTGTAACCGTACTTAAAACGGGCAACAAACGCAGGCATCAGTTTACCTTCCCAACTAGGATGAGCATCTGGACGTACATCCATCATCATTCTAGCACCTTCAAAGTTACCTTTGTACATTAAGTACATACCGTCCCAATTGAATTCTTCTTTCACAAATTTAGTCATAATATATCCTCTCTTTTTTCACTCTATACTTACAGTATACATGTTTTCATAACAAATGTCAAGGCTTATTTGGCTTATAAACCAGCAAACTTTGCTAGTAACCATAACATCACAAAAACGAACACGCCGAACCACATTAATGATTTAAACATTGTCTATCTCCATTTCTTTAATTGCAAATTGTAATTTTCTTTTGATAGTAGTAATACTATCTTCGTTTGCTTGGTATCTAATACCGATACCACCACTAGCAATCCACCTAGTAATATTGTCTGGTTTATCATCAATCAATATGTTTGGTGAACCATCAAACTTATTAACAGCATAGTGTTCTTTCTGTCCAGTAAAGATAAGGTTATCAATACTAGGCATGTAACCATACTTAGTCAACCAAGTTCTTTTCCAGAATGCAGAGTTGTCTCTATCACCTCTTAATGGTGAAGAACATATACCCCAATCGTCTGTTAGTGTTTTTACAAAATCTACTAGTTCAGTAGATGTTTCATAAGGTCTTAATGTATTAAAAAAATCTGTACCTTTGAGGGACAGTATCGACTCCTCAGTTTTTGGTATTTTCTTCCAATGTGGAACATCAAAGTATTCTTCTATACCACCAAAGAAGTCGGCAATCACGCCGTCCATATCTAAATATATTTTCATTCTCAATCCTTTCTTCATAATATACTATTATTATACATGTTTTTAGAACAAATGTCAAGGCATTTATTGCCTATTTAAAGGCAAAAAACCCCCGAAAAACGAGGGTTTTAAGTATTTTAGTGATTTTGGAGGGTAATTATCTCTTCTTTTTAGATAATTCTTGTTTAATCCATCGTTTAGCGATGTGATTTGATACCTTCTTACGGACTAATACCATGCATCGTTTCCATACCTTATTGAATATGTCCTCACCAGCATCATTATTGTCTACAATGACAAAATTAGTGTTACCAAACAATCTCTGGAACTGTCCAATATTAGTTTGAACTTCTTTCCACATTTTTGCGACTTCATCTTCTGGTAAGGTACGTTTACGTTGTGCATTACGTTCCTGTGCAGTATCTAAAGAGGTATTAACGAATATCATATAACAGTCATATCCAAGTCCTTTTAACATTGCAACTTGTTTTTGAATTTTACTGTAATCTTTACCAGTACCATCAATGATATGTCCAAGTCTGCCTTCAATGTAATTTGTTTGCATTGTTCTGACAGTCTTTTTCGCTTTTCCACGAATCTCTTGTCCTTGGGGTGAGTAGATATCTTCTGGTGTAGTATCTAATCCTACATCCTTAAGCATCTTCTCATAGACATCATCACTGTTAACAATCTTCATACCAAGTCCACCAGTTGTTCTACGAACAACATACGACTTACCACTACCAGGCCCCCCTGCTAGGAAGATTGCTTTAAATATGTTGGGGTCGTAAACGCCCTCTTGTAGTTCGTTGAATGTTTTCATTTTTTATCCCTAACAACTCATTGACTTTTTGAGAGTAAATCTCTTCAATATATTTATCATCTTTTGTACTCTCAACCTCATTTCTCCTTGTACCGTGTTTCTGGAAGTTCATTGATTTAAGTCTGTTTTTGAGTGTATTTGTCATTGTTTTCCTCGTTAAATTTATAAGTTTAAAGTCTGTGCATAACAAATCGAGTTGTTTGTATTGGCCCCCTTCTAGTATGTTATATCCCCAGCATCTTGTGAACCAGTTGGTACAAGATTGTCTGTTGGTTTGCCACTGTCTTGTAATGGTACACCAACATCTGGGAATGGTTGTTTAACGGTATCACGAATTACTTGCATGTGAACATTGTGTTTATAAACACCGTCACCTCTAGTAAATTCATGTTTTAATTTTGTTACAAGGTAACGTCCACTGTATATCGGGTCACGTTCCTCTTCTGCAAGCATGCCTTGGTTTCTCATATCGATACCTACCATATCTCCTGCTTGAAGAGTGGTATTGCCTGGCACTGTAATTCTAAGTGAGATTGCAGATTCCATTGCAGAGAATCTACCCTTACGTCTCTGTAACCAAATATCTGTACCTGTATAATCATATTGTCCATCATGTCTAGCAGAGTATAACCCATTAGGGGCCTCTCTGTCAACAGCTTGCATATAAGTTTTTGATTGGTCGTAATCAGACAGTCTGTTACCGAAATCGTCTTTTGCTTGTGAACCTAATGGTGCGTTCTTAGAACCATATAGGTTATATTCATCTACATGTTTATCTTCTTGGAAATCATCAAAGTAGTTGTAGTTATGATTTTCCACAGTTTTGTTTACCAAGTCAATCATAAGAAGATTTGAGCCGTACATACCTTTTCGCATATTCATCATTACATCTGTTGAACCCATGAGACTATAACTCAGAAGATTAGTTAATGTTGTGTTAACATCTGGTTTCTTATGTCCCTCTGGTAAAATGTTTGGTGTCTCTTCTTTGTATACGAATCTAGGATTTTTTCTGTCCATCATACTGTCTATAGTTCTGAACCAATATCCCTTAATCGTTTCATAGAATAAGAATGTTGGAGAATAGTTGTATTCTTTAGATAGGCATCTTCTTCCAACAGAGTTGATAAAATCAAATGGACGCATGTTTGGAGATACAAACTTAAAGTTATTTGAAGTCTCTTCGTAGTAGAATTCTTTCTTAGAGTTGAGTAGTTCCTCATCTCTGAATATTTTTTTGATGATATCTACTGACGGTTCACCACTGAATGCTTGATTAACTCTAATACGATTAGAACGTACTGCTTCTGGTGTAGTAAATGATAGGGTGTATGCAAATGTATTGTCGTTAATACCAACTTTACTGTCCACCTTGTAAATGTATAATGGAGAATCGGTGAAGTCTATGGCAGATGCACGAGTTGTATCGTCATCTGCATTTGGAGTTACCAGACGTAGTTTTAACTTCTCTTGTCCAATGATAGGTAAGTTTGTGAGTAGATTGTTTGTGTCAACAATTGAAATGTCACCAGTGAGTGCATTCTTACTAATATCTTCGTATATGTTAACTGATGCAAATTGGTCTTTTAAATCTAGTACTGTACCACTTGCAGCATAGATTTCACAGACTTCAATATGATATTCACCAGCGTACTGAATTTCCGCCATGTCTATCTACCTATAATCGTTTCAAACTCTTCACGAATTTTCTGAATGTACTTTGGTTGAATCAATCTTATCTTTCTTTTAGATTCCAATTCCTTTTCCTCATATTCATAATTTGTAATTGCAGTTGCTCCAGCAGGAATAGTTGTCGCAGAATCGTTTGGTAATTCTAATACAAATGTAGTATCACCAGACTCCTGTGGATATTCATAGTGATGAATTTCATCTACATTGCTATATTTGGATGCAACATGTTTCTCAAACCTATCTATTGACATAGGCCAGTCTGTATAAATGTCCTTGATATTATTTGCTATGAGAACAACCCAATGCAGATTAGCATCACCATAATAGTCGTATGCAATTTGTTCTGGGGTTGAACCATCTGGAACATCATAGAAATCAAAGTTCACAAAATTTTCTAATGTTGAAATGTTAAACTTTGCTCTACGAGTAATATCTGTCATGGTATGTAAATTACCATCACCCTTAATATCTATTTGTACTGTGGGAAACTTTCTAAAATACATATATTAAAATCCTTTTGCGACTTTTTCTCTAGTAACAATATCTAACTCTTTAAACGTCAATGTTAGTTCTGTCTCTGATGGTTGATTGTCTTTAAAGAATTGTACTCTTTCTCCACCAAACTTAACATCTACTGCTTCTAATGCAGAAGTACCTATTCTATGTAGGTGTTCTTGTGGGTAATATTCAATATCAAATGTTGATGGTGCTTTGAGTGTTCTGCCTAATGAGTCATCTGTAAATGAAGGCATAGAGTGATATCTGAATAAAGTAACAATCTCTTGAATATCTCTAGCTTCATCTGCTGAACGTGGTAGTAATCTAAAAGAGAATTGGAATGAACGTCTGTCAATACCTTCGAATTTCATCTCTGTTCTATTATTTGTTGTTTCTCCACGAGAAATTGCCAACGCAGCTTCAGCACCAGTTGCACCAGCACCCTCTAATGCTTTTACTCCTATCTTCAATCCTTCGTCCTTTAAAGTTTGTCCAACCTGTGAAACGTCTATATTTTTTAGTCCACCAGCAACACCCTTAAAACTACCAATTGCACCAGCAACTAATAGTCCAATTTCTGCTTCACCATAATTTGCTTTCTGAGATACTTGAATCTGTGCAGGCATGTATAGTGTAATAGAACCAGATGCTCTAGTAGTTGGAGCTCTTTGTACTGAACCTTTTGTTCTTTCTGGATTAGTTCTTGCTCTATCAAATCTATCACCTTCTCCATATGGCCCAGTGTTGAAGGTTGCTTTTGCATTAATCTGTTCATTGATGAAAAATTGAACATAATGATTATTTCTGGACATATGCCCAATGTCTCTAGGGTATTTCAAATCACCTGCTCGAGATTTACCTCCAGCACCAAATAATTTGCTTGTGATTTCTGATAAGTTTGCCATATAAATATTCCTACAAAGACTTGTTCTTTAAAGTATTTATAAAGGTTTGACATGGCATATAGTGGAAGATACGTCCCAATACAACAAAAAAAATATAAAGGTGACGTAGATAAAGTAATATATCGTTCTCTATGGGAGAGACGATTTATGGTATATTGTGATAAGAGCAGTTCTATCCTTGAATGGGGTAGTGAACAAGTTATCATACCATATGTATCCCCCCTTGACGGTCGGAGACACCGCTATTTCCCC